TGGGGGAGGGAGAGCAGGTGCCGGCGCACCCCCGGTGCAGATCGGCCCGAGTTCCCCCCCCCCGATCGTGACTGGGAAACGTTCGGCCGTCGAGCCCGATGCAGATGTCGGAGGTCCTGGTGTCCAGCGTAGACACCCAAAGCTCTTCCTCGATCAGGTCCTTGTTGGCCCCGTAGACCTCGGACCTGGCCGCCGCGTTGACGCCGATGGTCGCGGTGCGCGCGATGGTTTCTAGGTTCCTTCGAAGCGCGTTGCTGTACGAGGACGATTGTACGTGCTCCGCCATGCGGCGCGCGATCACCCGAGGGTTCTGCCCTTGGGTGATGCCGACGTTCAGCTCTTGCAGGAACCCGGCCTTGGCGCTTCGAGAGTATCCCGAGAACCAATCGTCGATGGTGTGTCCGTGATACGGGGTCCGCGCAACCAGGGATCGAAACTGCGCGCTGGTCGGGCCGTCGATCGAAATGCCGAACTCGTCCGGCAACACCGATTGCAGTTGCCCTACGGTGAACGCGCCATCGGTGGTCGCGAACGATCGAAGCTCAGAGACCAGGGAATTCCGTATCTCTCGGATCTGCTCGTCCAAGATGCCGTTCAGAACTCGAAGGGCCCTCCGAAGCGATTGGGACCCGTTCGCGCTGGCGGTCGGCCCGGTGGGGTAGGACCGCTCGGACAGCTCCCGCACGGTTGCCTCTACCAGTCGAGGAATCAGCTCGCTTTCGAGTACGCCCAAGCTTCGGGCGACCACCCCCACCTTGAACCGCTCGACTAACAAGGAGTGGCGTAGCACCCTGTCGAGCAGCCGTTCGTTGATCGTCAGCTCGCCAGAAGGCAGCGTGCGCCTAGGCATCGTCTTGGTCTAGGTCGTCGCCCTCTGCCGCGGGGCTCGGATCGTCGTCGTCCGGGACCACGGGGTCGGGTTGGAAGAGCCTCTCTTGCGCCCGGTCGGCCTCGCTGTCCAGCAGGTCGCGTTCCTTCTCGGCGTCCACGGAATCCGTCAGCGTTCCGCGCCGGCGAAGCTCGTTGATGTACGTGTCGTGGGAAATCAGGCGTTCCTTGCGCGCCGTGGTCAGCTCGGCGACCTCGCTCCTGGCCCGACTGGACAACGCGAAGTCGTCGAACACGTGGAACCGCAGGTCTTGCGGAAGCTCCACTTCTTGGCGGAACCCGGTCCCGGCCGGGAGCCTCCAAATTTGCCAGAAGTTGGCAGCCTGTCGTAGGGCGCACTCCAGTTCCAAGGCCCACAGTTGGGCGTCGCAGTCCACCGCGCCCTCGTCGATGATGCGCGCGGTGGCCGTGGTCCTGCGCTCCATGAACGGGCGAAGCCCCCAAAGCTCCATCTCGTCTTTGATGTCCAGCAGGTCTTGGCGCCCGGCGTCGATGGACGTGCCGCTGTACCCGACGATGTCCAGGCTGGCCTCGGGGTTCTCCGACATGACGATGGAGAACGGGGACAGCGGGACTCCCTCTTCGATCTGTCGCTTGGTCGCGCCGGTCAGGTGGATCATGCCCACCCTGGCCACGCGCAGGATGTTGCGCTGGTCCGACGACGAGTGCCAGTGCATGAGGTTCAGCCACGCCAGGGGTTCCAGCGCGGGCTTGGCCTTCATGAAGGCTTCGAAGTTGGTGTAGAACGTGGCGATGGGCAACCAAGGGCGGGGGAACGTAAAGGGGCGCGGAGGACCCATCGGGGTCCATTCCTGCTCCGAGCTGCGCCCGACGTGCAGGCGCTTTTCGCTCTGTCGAACGTCTCGCATCCACCGTCGAACGGTCCCGGGGCGGAACTGCTCCGTGCGGGTGGCGGGGTCCACTTCGATGGTGCCGGCCACCACCTCCGTGATGACTTCTACTTCTCGGTCGCCGAAGCTACCCACGGGCACCGTGACCTTCTCGCGGTACCTGATGGCCTGAACGTAGTGCTGCCCGCCGATCAGGATGGGCCGCCACCCGATCAGGTCCTTGGCCGAGATGTGCCGGTAGTAGGGGCGAAGTCCCAGCAGCCTCTCTTGTTCCGCAGTCTGCACGCCGTCCCCGGGAGAGGGAAAGTCCACGAAGACGTGCGAAAGTCCGTGGTGCACCCCGTCTTCGAACACGGCCTTTCCGAACACGGTCAGGTCCCGACCCTGCAAGTCCGCGTTCTTGACCAGGTCCGGGATCCACTCGGGCTGCTCGTCCCCGTCTACGGTGATCGGGCGGGAGAACGGCTTGGCCACCACTCGGTCGACGCCGTTCTTGTAGCCTTCGAACAAGAACGACCGACGCAACCGGACGATGTAGTCGCTTCGCTTCTCCTTGGACTCTAAGGGAAGCCACTTGTTTCCCACGTCCCGCATTCGGGAGGTCCCTCCCAGCAGGTCGTGGATCAAGTCCCACCGCTCCAGCATTTGGCGGTAGGGGACGGAGAGCGCCCCGGGGCTTTCCGGGTTGACCTCCTCCTCAGAGAAGCGGCGAAGCTGACCCCATCCGATTGCGTTGGTGGCCGACACGTGCGGTCCTCTCTAGGACGTGGTCTTGGAGATGAAAGTAGAGGAGTCGCTGGGGGAGGCGGCCGAGACGTTGACGACTCCGCCCGACGCCAACGGGACCGGCTCAGACGGAGGCGTGGAACTGACCACGGTGTCCGTGAATAGCGACGCGAGTTGTCGGAATGCCTCATCCAGTTGCGGGCTCCGCTTGCCGCTGGGACCTCGTAGGCCCGGGGTGGCCTCCGCCACGCCGCGACGCACGCGCTTGAAGAGCAGGCCGAGGAGAGGAAGGAAGGGAAGCGCTTGGGGGAAGTAGCTGCCCACGAGGGAGAGGCCGGCACCGATCACGGAGTCGTTTGCAAGTTCGGCCGCGGTCTCCGGGTTCAGCCGGAGCACGAAGAACTCGGTGCCTTCCAGGTCGCCCATGGCGTCCTCTTCGGCCAGCACCAGGTCCAGTTGTTCCCCGTCGACGGACAGGCGGGCGACGACCTCTTGGGGCAAAGACGCCTCGTCGATGTCCGCGTATGATTCCGACGAAGCGCCGGGCAGGACGTTGTCCTTCTCGGTGATGTAGATGCCAGGCCCCTGGCAGGAAGCCAGCAGGCATGCCAGGGCCAGGAAAGAAGCCAGGAAAAAGTTCTTCATGCGTTAGACCCTACGGACCTAGGCAGGGCAAGTCAACTACCGATCGTCCCACTCGTACTCCCCGTGTGCCACGGTGGTCGCCTGCCCGCTGGCGTTGACCCGGCGAATCTCCGCTCCTTCGCACTTGATCCGACCCCGCAGGCAGTCGTGCCAAACGTCGATCGTGGGGGCACCGTTGCCCACGTTCTCGACGTAGCCGCCGAGCCAATCCACGTCGTCGACCATCTGGAGCTTGGCCACGCCCCGATCGGAGTTGCGCAGGTACGCCCGGAAGTCCCGCACTCGGAGCTTGGGCGTCCGCCTGTTCGGCACGTTCTCGCCGACGAGCAGCGCGCCTCGGCTTTGGTGTTCCCGTCCGCTTTTGATCCAGGTGGGGTGCGTCTCGTCCGTGACCACTTCGGTGTCCGTGATCCACACGTCCATGCCTCCGGGCTGGAACACGGAGATGGGGAAGGATGCCCGCTCTTCGTTCTCCCCGCAGTTATAGGCCAAGACGTCGTCGATCCAAATCAGTCCGCTGGGACCTCCCTCCACGCGGGTCTCGCTGTCCCGGTGGACCAGTTGGATGCACTGGCCCAGCGAGCGATACGTGGTGATGTGGTGCAGCAGCACGTCCCGCATCACGTTGAGGTAGATCGAGTGACCTTCGAACTTGCCCGGCACGTGTCCGTCGTGGGTCGTAGGAGAGTGATGACCCGGGCGGTAGAAGTAGCAGTTGGAGATCGTCGAGTGCGCGACGTTGTAGAGTCGGATGGTCCAGAAGGTCCACCCGGTGTCGTTGATGAATTCGCAGTCTCGGATGTTGACCGTGGTCAGGTCCGGCGAGTCGTTCGACGAGATGAGGGTGGCGAAGTTCTGGGTGAACACTCGCTTTTTGACGAGGTCGAACGGCTCGCGCACGAACGCGTAGCCCCACAAGAACCTGGGGTCTCGTCCGACTTCGACCAGCCCGCGAATCGGGCTCGACCCGCTGTCCTCGTCGACGCCGTCGGGCAACTGAACCCCGACGGGGAGTTGAGGCTCCAACTCCTCCTCGCCTCCGGAAGATTGACCCTCCACGATGACCGTGGGTAACCCCTTGTGATCCTTAGACCTGCGCAGCTTCATGCGGCTTCGACTTTCGTTTCTAGTTCGCGCACCGGGTACTCTTCCTCGATGAGGTACCCGATGGCATCGGAGACGTGCGTTAGTTTTGGCGTGGCCTTCTTGTCGATTTCCCCGCTGCCGCCCTTCAAGGTCTTGACGCCTTCGAGATCCTTGACGACGCTGGGCGCGTAGATGGGGTCCACCAGCATGTGCGCCAATCCGTCGGCGGTTCGAAGCCGGGAGTTGAACGCGGCGAGGCGTGCCTTCTCATCGGGGTTTTGCCTACGAGCGGACACGGCATCCGAGAAACGAAGCCTGTCCCCAAACGCGGGGCGCAGCTCCTTGTAGATGAGGTCCCAGTCGTTGCCCTCGGTGGCCGACGTCTTTCGCGCCCCGCCGGTGCGGTCCCCGTAGCAAACGACGGGACCCTTGTGGTGCCGCCAGTCTTCGACCAGTCGTCGGCAAACCGCGGGGGTGTTCGAGTTCGTGGGGATATGCACTTCCCCGATGACTGCCAGCACGTCCCTCGCCACGATGCCCTTGCGTCGGCGGTGACCCTTGTACTCGATCCGTTGGCAGACTGCCGCCACGCCAGGCTCCACGTTGAAGTCGAAGCAGAACAGCAGCGGCGCGCGCGGGTCGTAGTACCGCTCGGTGATGGACTCCGACGCGTGGATGTCCTGCTGAAACTTGTAGTACGCCAGCGATCCGAAGATCACGAACTCGCCTCCCAGCTCTTGCCGGAAGGTGAGGTCGTCCATCAGCTTGCGGTACGTCTCGACCTTCTTGGGGTCCAGGATCTCCCAGCTAGGCCAGTGGTGGTACGACCAGGAATCATGCCACTCGGCGTCTTCGTCCAGCGCGAGTTGCTGCGCCTTCTTGACGAGGTCGTAGTAGTGGTTCCGTCCCTCGGGAACGCCGATGAACATGGCCCACCCTTCGCGCCCCATGGTTCCGAGCGCGGGCAGGATGTTCTCCACCCACACGCTCTCCTTCATGTTGCCGAACTCGTCCAGCAAGATCCCGTCGAGGATTTGACCCTCGATGCGGTCGGGCGCGTCCATCCCCATCACCGCGATGGTGGCGCCGTTCTTGAGGTAGATCTCCAGTAGGGACTCAGACGGCTTGCGCGCCATGGCCCACTTGGGCACCAGGCGCTTCAGGTCGTTCCAGAAGATCTTTCTGGCCTGCCGGAACACGGGGGCCGCCGCGACGAAGAACCCGTTGGGCGCCGCGTCGAACTCCATCGCGCGGTCTACCAGCTTTCGCTTGGCGATCTCCGACTTGCCTGACCGGCGACCAGAAGGGCAAACGATGAACCGGGCCTTGGACTTCCAATAGGCCCACTGCCCCGCGTGGTACTTTAGCGAGGTCCAGCGCGGGGTGAGCGCCCCCATCCGGCGGGCGTCGATGGCATCTCCTCCTTCTCGACCCGCGCTAGGCGTCGTGGCCTGGCGGCAGCATCGCAGGGCCGAACATCAAGTCCGACACGTCCTCCGCCCAACGCCCGACGGACCCGGGAGTTTCGTTCCACCGCATGACCTTGTACCCGAACCCGCCCTGTCGGTAGGCGTCTTCCTGCTTCCGAATCAGGAGCATGCCTGCGAAGTCGCCCCGAGCGATGTTGGCGAACGGGTACCAGCCTTCTTCCAGAGGAGCGTCGAGCATGAACCCGTCCACGCTGTCGGGGAGGTCGATGGGATCCTTGCTCCACATGACCGACCCGACTTCGGTGGTCCTACGGCCGGCCCTGGCCTGCGGGTCGAAGAACAGGTGCGCGCGGTGCACGTCGTCGCCCTCGGACTTCATGGCCTCTCGGACCATGGCCGGGTACGTTACGAAGGTCACGGGATCGCGGACCCAGTACCAGCCGGGAACCGTGGGAGGAGTGCTCTGGAAGCTAGACATTTCGGGGCGGCAGTGCGGACAAGAACGCGGACACCTCGTCCATGAATGGCACCACGGTGGGGTCGGTGACCAAGATGGGGGACGTCTCGTTTGGATCGGTTTCCAGATCGTACACCCGCTCCACGCCGTCCACAAGCCGGTACTTGAAGCGGTCTCCGATCACGGCCAGTTGGTCGACCGGCGGGTTCGTGGGGTCGGGCACGTCTCCTCGGTTGGTGAACTTCTCCGACATGGCCAAGTTCCTGTACGGAACCTCGGCTTCGATGCCGTCGAACAAGAACGGAAGCCCATCCTTGGCTGCATGAGGAGCCCCGACCAGGCGGGCAATGGAGGGCCCTAGGTCCATGACCTCCACGACGTGGTCGTACTGCTGGCCGTCCGGAACGATGGGACCAGAGATGATGATCGGAACTCGGATGCCGCCCTCCCAAATCGTCGTCTTGACCCGGTCCCCTTGCTGCTCGGCTCCCGTCGCGTTGGGCGGAGTGCCGTTGTCCGACAACCAAACAATGAGGGTGTTCGTCAAGGTCCCCGCCGACGACAACCTGCTCAAGAGGTCTCCGATCAGGTAGTCCATGGAGACCACCATGTCTTCGAACTCCTGCCGGTTGGCGTTGCCCGAGGGGGAGTAACCCGGGGGAAGGGCTTCCGCCGGGGGAGTCGTGAACGGGGCGTGCGGAACGTTCATGGACCAGACCGCGAGCTTCTTTTCGCCCGCGTTCTCGTTCCACCACTCTTCGATGGCATCTCGCCTCGCGATCTCCGGCCACGTCGTTTCCTGAGAAACCACGCCGTTGTCGATTCTCGCCCAGTCGAAGTAGCCCGTGCCGCCGCCATGAGAGAGGTTCGAT